ACATCCCGGGCATACTGCAGTTTCTGTCTGAACACCCCGGCGGGCGGTTCATTCGACTGGGTGGTCGTATACACCACAAACCCTTCCGGACGGGAGGCAAGCCCGCCGATGGCTTCACGTAGCATGTCTTCCGCCTTGTACTGCTTGCCAAACAGCCACAGTTCATCAATCAGTGTCCCCACGGACTTGATACCGGACACCGTATTCGGATCGGCTGCCACCACCTTCAGGGTGGTGTCCGTCACCCGATGGGTGATGGTCCGGATATGTGTCTGCACCTGACAGAGGTCATCCAGATCATCGTCCCGTCGTACCATATCCCTGGCAGGGTTGAAGGCGTTAGCCGCCACCTCCACGGTCGGGGCCAGAATGGTGTAGCCCGCCGCCTGCCGCCAGTTCAGTAACAGCGCCGTCATCATGATCCCCGCAGCCAGCGTGGACTTACTGTTTTTCTTGGGGATAAGGATAAACACTTCCTTGATATGGCGAACACCGGTCTGCGCATCGTAGGAGCCAAACAGGGCCGCCACCAGGTCAAACACCCACGGTGCACAGGACTCCCCGAATGTCGGGCTACCCGGTGCATCCACAATTCGCAGTTGTTTAAAAATCGCCAGTGCATGTGCAGCCTGGTCCGGATAAATCGGAGCCGGAATAATCGACAGCCCCTTTTTCAGGCGCTCTGCCCAGTCCGGGCAGGCCGTGCTCCACACAGGTATCATCCGTTGCCCTCATTATCATTATTCACCACCAGGCGGGGTGGTGGTGGCACCGCAAAACGGTTAGCCGCTTTTTTCGCCGCGTCACCTTTTGCCGATTTTTTACCGGCATCCCCTTTTTTATGGTGCGTGAACTGCGCCAGCTTATAAGCCGCATCCAGCGCCAGCCTGGGGTCGGTATTAATGTTCTCCACCAGAAGACGCCCCATCGCTTTCACCGGATCGGGAAGACCATCCTCCATATATTCAATACCAGGAGACATCACCGCGGACGGTGGCATCTCCGGATTGTTTTCGTCCGGCTGTGGTATTGCAGCCGCCTCACGGCGACGGGGTTTATCCTCCTGCTCTGATTTTTTCTGCCGGTAAACAGGAACCTCATCCACCTCCACCGTCTCGCATTGTTTACGGGCTATAAACGCAAGCACCTCCGGATCTTTTGCCAGCTGCGAGCCTTTAACCCTGGCGGTCTTCGCCGAATAACCAGCGGCAATGGCTGACGCTGTTTTGTTTTTCCCGGACATGAGCGCCAGCGCAAATTTTCGTTTTTGCGTTGTCAGCACAGCCTCCTCCCGGGTCCAGAACGCACTCAGCCGGGTATGGTTCAGCCCATTTTTCCCGGCGTCTCATGCCGCAAATGTTAACTGCTGCCTGGTTAACATTTGCTGAAAAAGCCAGTTAACATTTTTTCCGCACAACAAACTGAATAATAAAGATAAAAACCGCAAAAATGCCCGGACAGCCAGTTAACATGTTAACTGCCCTGAAACGGGAATTTTTTCTCTGCGTGAGAGGGGGCGCGGTGTCCGGAGCGATCGTTTTTTACGCCGGATGATACCCCCCCCGCTCGGGTTACAGTCCGATGATGTCGTCCGCTCTGCCACTACCTCCGGACACCTCCGGCAGCGTCGGGTCCGGCATACCACCCGCCGCTTCACGAGCAGACTTTTGTCGATGGCATTCGGTACAGAGCGTCCAGAGATTCGTCTCCTCATTACCACCACCGAACTGAAGTGCAATTCGGTGATCGAGTTCACTGTCACAGAGGTCAACCACACGACCACAGAGACAGCACTGCCCGGCATCCCTGAGCCAGATATGACGCTTGAGGGAAACACGTGCACTGCCACTGACACGACGCTGTTCACCCTTCAGAATATTCACCCGTCGGGTATTCAGTGTTTTGATTCTGCTCTGGAGTGTACGAAGCTCAGCCATGTAAAATCCCCGTCATATGGCAATCAGTAAAGGAAATAAATATGTCATCGAAAAACCGGACCCGCAGAACCACAACCCGCAATATCCGTTTCCCCAATCACATGATTGAACAGATCAATATCGCCCTTGAACATAAAGGTTCCGGTAACTTTTCAGCGTGGGTTATTGAAGCCTGCAGGAGAAGGCTGGCAACAGATGCAACGCATCTGCGTCCGGCCAGCATGACAAATAACGAGAAATGAACGTTCGGTTACAGGAGCAGGTACCCACTGTCCTCCAACAATATTTCATCTTCATACCCGGCGGAACAAGACTTACCCAGCCGGAATGTACAGAATAACAACAGAGTGATAATTAATTTCTGATGAAATAATCAGGGTGCAGAAGGACTAAAGATAAACGTTTTCTTCACGCCTTTACGCGGCCTGTCCTTCTCAAATCGCCATTTTGCCATCGCCTTTACAACCTGCTCATCAAACAGATGGTGCGGCTCTGAACGGATAAACTCAATTCGGGTGACAGTACCATCAGCACCAATATCAAACTTCACATCAACCCGTCCCTTTATATAATTTGCCGCTGCATAGGCCGGATATTGTGGTAATGCCTTAACCAACTGTCGGGGCATATCTGTTTTATGTTGCGTACAGCCCATAACCAGAGAAGACAACAAAATAATTAACGGAAGATTTCTTTTCATTTTCATTCCCGGCACAGATAAGAATAAGTCTTATTCTAACAATGCCACCCTGTCGGCCATCAATCCTCTGCTTAATGGCAACGACAATTATCCGACTTAAATCACAAATCAGACACATGACATAACAGGTCTTGCGAGGTAACACATCGTCCGGTTTCTTCCACCATCGCACCGAACCAGCGACCATGAGGGGACAACGCCGCGCTCCGTTAACGCGGTAAACCCGGGTGTGTATCGTTTTTGATTATCCCCGCACACTCGCGCAGAAGGAATTCCCCGTCGGGCTACGGTCATGGTTAATGCGGAAATACAGCGACGATACAGCGCATGATGTGTCAGGCTTGAATACCTTTATCCGTTAAAAGGGATATCAGTTAAGTTATCCCGTGTAGGGTATAAGCCATTATCAAGCCCACCAGTAGATGGGCTTTGTAATGGCTACTTCGCTTTTGCTTCCGCTCGCTTACGCCGGCGCTCTTCTTTCCTCTCGGCTTTTGCCATGTCCATGAATGCCTGCATGATCGAGTTCCGCATCATGTAGCTAACAAAGTGATGATTGACACAGCCGTTGAGGCGCAGCTGCTCGCCAAACTCATCCACCGAGGCCAATGCTTCCATCATACCCTTCTCGCCTTTCATGAACTCTGAGAAGTCGCGCCCCGCTCTGGAGGCGCATTCAATGACACGATCACTCATCCCGGAAGCCCGGGGATCGAAATCTGCAACTGGTTAGCCAGGGAGTTAATTTCAGCGATCAAACCAGGTTTCGTGTAGCGCCATGCCGCGAGGCCTTGTCCACAGAAGCTCGCCATGTCTTTTTTCTGATCAAACTCATGACATTTCATGTTGAGCTGCGCACTTAAGCTGTTCCGATGATGAAGCTCTCCGGTGAAGTAATCATCGAGGACTTTATAGGCTGCATATTTAAATCCGGGGTTTAGCCATGCTGCGTAATCATAAGCAACGAACTTTCCGCCATAAGTTCCACCGTGCGCACCGCGTTCCGTAAAAACCACAGATTCGTGGTTTTTCTCCAGCTCAGCCAAGAACTCTTTGGTCTGCTTGTTTCGCAGGTAGTGGTACGGAGATTCAGATTCACTTTTACCACTGGCTTTCCACATATCAGTGAGGCAGATCATGCCATCTTCACCGATACGGATTGGTTGATTGAAGAGGGTTAATGATTTCATAGCGTGTACCTACTCTTTGAAATGAACCTTTGCCGCACAGGAAACCAGCCCACCGAGGCTCGCCAGCACTAACTGGTATCCTCAAAGGCCCATTCCAAAGGGGCAGGTTCGGTGTAAAAAACATGCGTTGCGGTACGCATTTATTGCAAAAAGCCCCGCATCGCGAGGCTCATTAAATGGACTTTGTGATTTGCAAAAAAAATTATTTCAGGCATTGCGTCCTGATGTACTCCTGCAGGTAGTTAACCTGCGCGGTTATCTTGTCGATTCCACCTCGGAGACGGTAATAATTGAGTTCAGCATCTGCTGTAAGTCCTGGGCTTTCTCCATCGCCCATGCTGCTGGCTCCGGTCGTTGACTTTGCACAGGTGGCGGAGACTTGCAGGCGCTTACGCCCAGCAGAAACATCAGCACGCAGAGTTTCATTTTCAGCTCTCGCATCGGCTAATTCCCTCGAGTATCTGGCATCAAGTGCAGCGACATCACGCTGGCGTATCTGCATATCAGTAATGGTTGCATTTGCCANNGATTCAGCCCCAGACTAAGCGCACCACAGACCACCAGCAGAATAACGGTAAACGCGGAAAGCATTCGGTTTATGCTCACCCCACCAGCCCTGCCGAAGTCAACGCCATCCAGGCCATGGAAAGAAAAAGAGCAACCAGCATTAGTGAAAATGAAATGCCGACAAGTACACAGAGGCTCTTCACCAGCGTTATGAGTTTATCTGATATCATTAGCCACCCCATCAATCCGCCTTTGTTATTTTCCCTTTGCCTGTATCAGCCAGGACAAAATCAATCAGCATATTCGCTTCATTTACCAGCGTACGGATTTTTGATACATGCGCGGCTTTAACCTGTTTCCACTCATTCAGCCCGGTAGCAAACACACTGGCAATGTTTTTATCCCGTTTCATGTCAGCACAAGCCTGGTTGAGTTCTTCCATCACGCTCATTTTACGGGGATTAACGACAAAACCCTTCGTCCAGTACTCGTAAAGAACATCGTCGCACTCTTCCTGATACCGGATGACCTTATCGCGGATTTCGGGTTTTACTTTGTTGGGATTAATGGTTTGTAGCCAGCCGGCAAGTTTTCGAAGTGGCATGGACACCATATTGCGTTGTTTCCCATCCTCAGCAACCATAACGATTTCCGTTATAGTTGACGCAAAACGCTGTCTTAACTTAGCCAACTGTGATTGCCAGGCCAGCCCCATCCCCGCAACGACAGGTTTCATGGGAACGTATGGATCGCCATTATGGTTAACTACATAAAGAGAGTTGCCGTGAAACGGCACGGCCATCATATTCATCGGTTATTTCCTTTTAGTGATGAACCTTGTCTCACAGGA